AAGGGAACTTCATAGTAATCGGTGTCTTGCATAACAACTGTATGGTCAGTTACTCCTGCCATCAGACCTAATTTAACTAAAACTGAAGTTCCAGCTGTATTCATTATTGTCGCTCCTCTACGACCTGAATTTGATGCTAAAAGATTTAAGGTTGAGGCTTGAGTAGCAACTGAAGTAACTGTTCCTGTGGGTGCAATCGCTCCTGAAACAGAAGATATGACTGTTCCCGATTGAATTACTGGCACAGTGCCGATGATTGATGCCCCCACTTGTCCCGAAACTGACTGATTAGCAGCTGCCGTCCCCACAGTCGCGACCGAGCCTTGAATAATAGCAATGACTGAAGCATTACCCATATGAAAGGAAGCAACCGAGCCACTTATATTTAGGTTGGTATTAATGATTTCTGCCGCCACTGAACCTGATATTGGGAATATACCTCCTGCGATTGAACTTTTAACAATCCATTCGGGAGTGCCTTGGGTAACTGCTAATACGGACACAGGATTTAAAACTTGAACCGAAGCGGGATTTGGATTTACGGCTAGCACGGATACAGGATTTAATACATAAACTGAACTTGGATTTACATTTACCGCTCCGATTATAGAAGCCCCTACTTGTCCAGAAATAGAAGGCGAACCACTAAAGAAAACAGGTAAAACAGAAAGAACAGACCCAATATGAACTATTGGGCGTATAGCACTTCCAACAACGCTGGAATCTGCTGTTAATACACTCCCATAGCCGTCAATGAAATTATATGGCATAAATATATTTTAAGTTACTAAGGGTTTTGGTATTTTAAACCACGGACTTGCATCATACGACCTTGAATAAGTTAAAGGAATCATCAATCCAGTTATCATACCGGGGAAAATTCTTAACCCACCTACAGGTTTGGCGATATTTGTGTAAGCACTTGGATTGTATCCCTCATAAAAAGAAGAACTATCGTAAGCGACATCACTATCATCATAAGTATCCACATAGGAATTTACCTTTATGTAACTTGCTCCTGTTGGTTTTGCTACATTAACATAAGGCATAAATTTAATATGACCAACCGTTATCTTGTATTGTTGTCGCGACCATAGGCGACTGAATCCCCCGACTAAGGGTTTTAATAAGTTGATTGACTCTTTCTTCGTATTTATCGTTAAACATTTTTCCTTCCTCCATTTTATTTAAAGAGTAATAGTAAGAGGAGGCAACACGCCAACCTAAAGCTCGGTAATCTAACGACATTGGATAAGAAATCGTGTCTGAGGTAGCGGTATATTCAGTTGGTCTTAGGAAATAAAATATACGAATTAAACTGGTTACATTATCGCCAGAGACAGGGGTAGGAAATATCTCATACCAGTCTCCTCTATCATCAAACATTGGCGTATTTTTATTTTGATTAAGCCTTAGCCAAGAAAAAGAGTTTCCTCCCGATAGGTTAGACACATCTAATTGAGTGGCTGTAATGTAATTATTAGCATCGGTATCTTCATAATTTAGTTCAATCGCTTTCAAGAAAAACATATCTGTTGGATAAAGATAAGTTCCAATGTTTATTGTGCCGTCTCGGTATGCTTCTTGAAGTTGGGAAGCATCCACTCCATGACTAATAAGTTGCCTATGGAAGTCCAATAACCCTTCATTAGCGAAGATAATAAGATTAGTATCAGTTAATCCATTACTGTCGGTTTGAGCTTGCGCTCTCGCGAATGACCCTACATTCTCTAAAGTTGCCATAATTATTTTATATAATCTTCTTTGTTTTCATATTTCTTAACCCAGTTGCAATTTGCACATAAAATTTGATACTTGTTTGGATTATTTGCTATCTCTTTCAAGATATAACTATAATAATTACCTTTAATGGTCTTTCGTTCCTTAGTTCCACCACCATTTATATGGTCAACTTGTAAAGCCCTTATATCACTATACCTACATTTAACACATTTTTTACCTAAAATTTCATAAACGGCATTTTTAAATTTAAGATTATAGGCTTTTTGACTTTCACCTTTCGTTTTCTTTGTGTAGTCTAATTGAGCTTTTTTTCTCTTTTCTTTATGCTTTCTATAAAATCTTTTATATCTTGATTCTTTCATAATTACAGGTTAATACCCTGTATCTTGCCCACCTTTTATTGGTGGGCAAAGACAAAGCGTTATCCTGTAAATGCGGCTTCATAACGGATTATTCTGATGTATCCGACTGCATCTTCAAATCTCGTAGCCCCCAAAGTTACTTTACCAGCGATTGACTTGTAAAGATTAAGTGGGTTATTTGAATCTGCGGTAGTCGTCAGAATAGCCTGTGGTTGCTGGAAATATCCCCAACCAAATGACCTTTCCCCTAGAAGGGTAACCGGTAAGACATCAACTGTGGAGTTAAAGTAGTTCTGATAAGGATATTCCAAGAAACGAATCCCTCGGAATGTTCCAACAGTTCCTTTCTTTATATCTTCCACAGACGAGTATCTAGCCATATCTACCCAAGAGCCGGAAGCTGTGTTGCTCATCAAATCCCCCATTGTATTAGGGTGAATGACTCCGACATAGTAAGACCCTTCAAAAGGATTTAAACCTGCGGCATTTGAAGCTCGTAGGTAGGTTACTCCTCTTATAAGGTCTGACTGGGCAGCAGTATCACCTGCGGCCAAATCGGCTCTAGCAGTTTTTCCACCTGCATAGATAACTCCATTTGTCCCAGCGTTAGCGATAGTTTGCAGAACTCCATCTACCAACCTTGCCAATGCGTTGCGAACTTGCATAGAAGCATCATCAATCGTTTCAATTGCTGAGTTTCTAACCAACAGGTCGCTAATCTGGACTAGAATACCATACTGAGCTGGGCCTGCTACATAAGCAGCTGCACCCCAAGTAATGGATGTTGGGTTTGTTCCTTCCACTATTCCTGCGACACCTTGTGTAGAAGATACTGGGTATCCTCTGGCATCTGATGCCTGTCCGCCTTGAATAGACGCTCCTGCTCCCCAAACCGAACCACCTAATACAGAATCATACATAGTTCCACCAAGGGTAGAACCACGAATGTTGATTCTGACAGGCAACTGGTTAGTTTGAGGGAATAAGATACGGTCATATCCTTGAGGGACATCTCGTCTCATACCCAACTGGGCATATTTAAGGTCAGGTTCCAATACATCAATTTTCCCATTAATGTAAGAACGAAGGAGTTGCGAAACATCTGTGTTTGCCCCACCCCACCCTGACCCTCTAACTGTTACTGGCATTATAATTCCGACTTTACGGAATCCCTGATAAATTTAAAGTGTGAGTTCTCCTTTGTTTTCATAATCAAGTAATGCGGCTCGTCTTTCGTCTTGCGACATTTTTTCCGGTGTTTTGTCATCATTGCCTTTTATGGCAGTGGCGGCAGAACCTCCTGCTGCTTTTTCTTCTACTTTAGGTTGGGTGGGATTATACTTACCCTCCTTAGCTAAAATTGAAATCATAGCGTCTTCTATATCATATCCTCCTTGCACCTTTTCCCAGATTTTATCCTGGTATTCATTTGCACCGTGATACTTTATAGCAACTTGATTGAAGTTTTTAAAGAAATCTCTCTCCTTCTCTGCATTAGTTCTAGCCTTAACCTCTTCTTCTTTGGCTTTAGCTAGAGCATCTCGCTCTTCAGAAGCTATTTTAACCTTATCAGCGAGTTTTTTATTCCTATCTTTTTCTCTAGTAATGTTTTCGTCTTCTAAATCTAAATCTAAATCTTCCTCTACCATAAACCAGCTTTTTACATCAACTTGGTTCAGCGACTTCCAAGTGAGATTAGTCTTTTAATACATCAAACTTATTGCGGACTAAGCGATAAGCGAGATTAACCTGCTATTTCAAAACGTGCTCGGTGTTTGGTTGAACAGTCATACGAGTCGCATACGACTACTAGCTTTGGTCTCCCTTGGCTATCTTTGTCGTAAGGGTGGTCATGAATCTTCATTACCGAATACCTAATGACCTCATTAGGGTCTTTAGTAGGGTCGCAGTAAGAACATTCAATATTTCCCATATCCCTGAAATGCGGACAAAGTTTATATTGCATAGTGGCGGGTTGGTTTTTATCCAAAGTTCCACACCAATCGCATTGTCCTCCTTTAATCAAAGGATACATTCTCGTATAAGGAACTGTCTTTCCTCCTCGGCGTTCGGTCTCCCTCGGTGGCTGAACATTTGAACTCACAGTAGTTGGATTCATATATTTTTCCTTATAGCTGATAATTCATTCCGATACTTTTCTAGGAGTTTCTCTAGGTTAAATTTTTCTCCCCAGCGAATTTCTCCTTGTAATCGGAATATCTCTGTTGTGTCCTTCTCCTTAGCGAGTCGACTCTTCGCTTTAAATAAGTCCACTTCAAATACATTTTGTTGAAGAACTTTCCAATAACTTGAACCTGCTATGTTTTGTAATGCATCAATTACTTCTGTAAGTTGTGTTTCTTTCTCTCTGGAAATAACTTCCTTTGGATTAGGCACATCTTCCATTATAATTGAGCCGTTATTCATTAGGCTGTTCCTGACTCACTATTAACTTTAACTTGCACTCGCTCAGATTGAATACTTGATACAGCAGCCGTATATTGCAAAAATATACGACCAAGTGAACTAAGAATTGGAAGACCAGAAACTTCTCTTTGTCCAAGTGTTGATGCGGCGGCCGAGCCAATCGCACCTGCGATACTTCCAAAACTAACCACACTACCCGCAGCTACCACGCTGGGAACAACCACACCTGTTCTCATACCACTCCCTATTACCGGAGCAGAGAGCCACTGAGCATTTTCTGAAACAGCGTTTGATACAATACTCGTTCTAGCAACATCATACCAAGTTGTTCCTCCATCATCAGTAGTTTGCAAAACTGCACTTACCCCTCCACCAACAACAGACGCTATTAACTTAACAACAATATTATCTGTATCTTGTGGAAGATTAAATGTATGTGCTACTCCGCCAGATACTGAAGCTGGACCTCCATGTCCAGGAGCGTCGTTGAATACATCTAGAACTGTCTTTAAAGGAAATCTTATACCCATATATTTGTTTTGATTGTTTTAATAATTACTCGACCTTAAAATCCACTTTTTTTTACGGCTTTATCTATCTTAGCCATCTTTCTTGACATACCCTTTGGCACACCCGTCTCTTTCCTAAAATGCTTCATCATCATTTCCTTTTTCATTTTAGTATTCCTTAGTATTCCGTTAGGAGAACACTTGCTACTCCTATTGATTTAATTGCGACCCGATTATAAAGACCATTCAGCCTATTTACTCCTTGCACACTTTGCGGATTTGTATCTTGTCTCTCTATTGGAATAGCAAATCTGCGAACTGTCCCGGTTGGAATAACATGGTTAAAATTCGCTGTGCCTGCGGCACTAATAACTGAAGAAGCAGCTCCAAAAGCTACAACAGAACTTACCCATCGCATAACTGCCGGACCTCCCACAGCTGCAATTTCTATAGTAGTTGTATCGTGCGTTACGCTAATAACCGAAGAGGTAGAAGAGTTTTCACTAGCATACATGGCTAAAACCGAAGTGGCTGCAGGAAATTCCTGCATTACATTATTACCTTTATCATGAGGTAGAACTGGATATGGATTAATCATTGAATTTATCTATTAGTTCATTTAATTTTGCGACTACTTGATTCATATCATCATTTGGAAATCCCACACTTAATTTATCAATTTTTTTAATTTCCACCACAGACTTGGTTTCTGTGGTTTCAACTTTAACTTGTATCGTTTTCTGTTTTTTATTTTCTTCATTTACTTTTTTTTTCTTTTTAATCATACATTTTTCATCTCATTTTTTAATGGGGTTGCCATAGCCATAGGGCTTTGCTTTTCCGGGCCGACCTTTCCCTTACCCCCTAATTCTTTCCCTAATTCTTTTTGTTGTATTTCTTGTCCTTGCATTTTCAACATCATTTGTTCTTGGGCTTTCTGTTGAGCTAATAATTCTTGATGCCATTCTAAATGTAGCCATAACGACCAAGTTTTCGGTTGAACCATCATGTGTGTATAAATGTGCGTAGTATGGTTGTCTGTCGGTAATACATTCGGCATTTGGTCTCGTTGTAGCATCTCATTCTCCCCTTCAGCTTTAATTTCATCAATAGTTTTAGGCAACATTACATCAATAAGTGAAGGGTCTTGCAGGAATTTTGGAAAGAACACATGCTTATTGAAATTTCGCAACCCATCCATATCTAATGTTGTCACTAGAGCAGGATAGAGTTGCATTAAATCTCTGCGAAGCACTAACTCCTTATATTCTGCCCCTTTTGCGGAATATACCATGATACCGGGCGGAAAGTCAGTGTGGAAAACTGACAATTCAATTTCTTTGGTATCTACACCCTTAACTCCCACAATATTAGCCATTTTAGAGCCTAATTCAGAGCCATATTTAGCGTATCTATGAAACCAATGAGACCAAAACTCCGATTCGCCAAATTGTAAAACTTTAGATAAGAGAGACTGAGACATATCGTTTAATTGTTGGTCTAAAGCCGCTTGGGTCGCTGTTTGCTTGCCTCCTCCCCCCTCAGGTTGCATCGGTCTGCCTGCCCCAACAGGGTCTTCCGCTTCACTTTCTAAAACACGAATAAAGTTAATGAGTTCAGGCGACATTGCGCGTGCCTTATTTAAAGGAGCGACAGCATCATTCACATCACTAACAGGAATATGTTGATTAACCTGTCTTGATAAGAATTGGGCTATATCATCTACTTTATCTGAGTTATAGAGATATATAGGATTAGCTTCATCTTTAGCAGAGATATATGCAAGATTAAGCAACACAGATTTTGCTCGGTGCTTATCATCTAGTAAATCGGCAACTGAGAAAGGAAGTGAACTATGCGGCTGACGATAACTTTCTTTCACTACAATAGGCCACTTTGAATCCCCATCTTCCCCATCTCCTAAATCTAACTCTTCTTCCATTAAAATTTTAGAGAAGCTTTTATCTACCCAATAACAACATTTCATACCTTTATCGTTGTATGAATAGAACTCAAGTATCTGAAACACGTCTAATGTGCTTGGGTCGGGACTAGGTTCAATACCGGCTCTAGCTTGGTCTACAATAGTTTTGTATTCCCATAAATAATTTTCCACACCAGACGCTATTTCATTAACTTTCTTAATACCTGTTATTTTACCTTTCTTAATCAATTTCTCTAATTCCCATTTATTTTTAGTAATCCACTTCCAGTAATATCTCCACTCCTGCACTTCACTAACAATCGGGTCGTAGCCAAACACTAGTGGATTAATAACATGAGGACACATTATCTTCCGCTTTTTATCAAAATTATATGTTTCCATATAGCCTCGCCCATAGAATAGAGTATCCCAACACCAATCATAGTCTAATTTAGCTTTACCCATTTCAAGATAATCGGATTGAGCCAGAGTGTTATAAGCATTGATTTGGTCTTGATTTATTCCCTGTGAAGGTAAGAATTTAATCTGCAATTTATCATCATAAAGAGATGACATCACACGATTAAATAAAGTAAGCAAAAGTGTTGAAGAAATAGTCTGGTCACCCTTCTGTAAGTTAATTAAAAGTCTAAGTTGCTGTGCTTGCCTTTTCTTACGAGCTTGAAGAAACTCAAAACTTTCATTGTATTTTGTTTGGATATCTCCCACTAAACTATTTTTATCCATTACTTTATCCATTCTTGTAATAATTTAGGCTCTTCTAAAAAGTTATTACCCATTGTTGCCTGGCAGGGAGCAAATATCTTAATGCTCTCTTTGTCTATCATCACTCTCGGCTCCATAATCAAACGCAAACCATCAGCCCATAATTGAACTTTTAAGTGTTTAATATATTCAAGAGTTAAAATCTGTTCCTTAGTTGGTAATGTTTCTAAATTAGGTGCAAGTCTAAATTCAAATAATCTTATTAAAACAGGTTCGCCTTTACCTTTATCATGTATAGATTTTTGTTCTGTGATATCTTCTTTGCCATACCATTTAATATCTTTGACTGGAGAGTCAATGGCATTTTCTTCTACCAATTCAAAATTAGTTTTATCCATAAACATATTCTACTTGTTGTCAAGTATGAATGTCTATGTGGATAACTCACAATCGCTATAAATATTTATCTATTGACCTTTCGTCTTTCCAAACACTATCCATTTCGTCATAAAAAGCCTTACCACGATTAGCTTTTATAATACGTTGTGATTTGATATTTTTATCTGCTATACACATAGTTAATACTGCGGCATCAACACAATTAGGACTTGCTATACCTTCACTAAATAAATCTTCTTTGGGCTGGATAACTATTTTGCCATCCTTGTTCTTATACTTTACTAATTCAAATTCATTCCAACCATAGTTTTGTAAAAGTCTTCCACCACTCAACAACCATTTGCGTTCTCTAAAATGCCATTCCGCTTTCAAGTTAGGATATTGTTCATCCTCACTCTTTTCATTAAAAGCTACACCTCTCACGGGATAGTCCATATCTTTAAGTTTATCCCAAATTCCCTGCCCAACACCTGTCTTATCAACCACAATATAATCACATTTATATTTTCTATAATTCTCCATTATAACACCAACCAAGTCCATTGTGTTTTGCAATTTCTGATTGAATACTATTTCTTGCAGGTTGGCACTCTTAATTACTATGGCTGTATTATCCCCCCCCGCCGCAGGGTCTACACCCATTATCACATAACCAGTATGTTCTGCCTGAGTTGTTAAAACAGATTGTAATTCTCTGTCACTGATTAATCGTATATATCCTTTCCCATCCATTCCCTCGTCAAAAGCATCCCAGTTGCCTTCAAGGTATGCTTTACGCTGATTTTCCGGTAAGCTCTCAAGTGATTTATAATACTCTTTTGGTAAGTGTGGATTATCTGTAGGTAAGGCTGGCACAAACACAAATTCATATTGTTCTTTCTCATCAGGAGAAAATAATCTTTTGACCCACATATTTTTTACCCACGCTTCGCCTAAAGGATTACAGCCTGCTATAAATTTTACATCTTTAATACCAGGCCAGCGATGACGGGAACGCAACATATCAAATGTTGTTTTTGGATTTCTATTTATTTCATCAATAGCAATAACCGCAAATTCTACTGAAAGGTATTTTGCCGGGTCATCAAGATTTCTGAAAGCTATTAGTCCACTCCCATATTCAGGAGCTAAAACAAATTCGTGCTTTGCCTCATTAAACTTGCCTAACCATGTAGGAAATTCAAATTTGATTTTACTCAAATGCCTATCGTTAAGTGAGGGATAATCTTCGCAAAATACTCCTGCTCGTATTCCTTTAATATTATATTTAGCGTAATATTCCATTAACCACCATATAACACTCCAACGAATCCAATATGACTTACCTGAACCTACACTCCCACCAAACAATACAAACTTAAATCTTTTAGAGGCTTCTAGTGCCTCTGTTTGTTTAGGAAAAAAACGGCAAAGTTCTGACCACTTAATTTCCTCATCCATTTAATCTGATTATTTTACTTTTAAGTTCGCCGGATACTTCTACATTATTAGCAGGATTTCCTTCAGCCATTCGCCAAGTAAAATCTGGGTCCAACTCCTTTAAGTATTTTGCCTTATCCTCATCTGACATTTTTTCAAGCATCTCTTTAACAAATGTTTTAAGACTTTTACCTTTTGGTCTTCCGTTTGGATTAGCATTGTTCCCAGCTTGAAATTGATATTGTTTTAACCAATCATACGATTTCTTATGCGGTTTTATCGTATTTTCTTCATCCATTGTCTTTCTACTTCTTAAAAGCTTTTAATACTTTCCTTTTAATTGCACTACTCACTATTTTAGCACCACCTACAACATTTTTACCATAGTTTTTTACTCCTTTTACTACACCCTTAAAAGCATCGATATTCTTTTGCGCTTCCGCTCTACTTCTTGGTGCTCTACTTATTATTCTAATCATTTTCTTCTAATTCTTCGGAGACATCACCTCCGATACTTAGAAATAATATAGCTTCATTTACCGCATATTCTAGCACAGTTTTAACTACTTTAGTTGCATCTATAATACCTAATTTATACATATCATCTACCACTGTATTATCTAATGAATTGTATCCTGTTGTCAAATCTTTAGACTTTCTTATTTTATCAATCACTATATCTGGCTTACCCCTAGAATTTTCCACAATTTGTCTTAGTGGCGCCTCAATTGCTCCAAATACTATATTATAGCCCAATTTTTCGTCTTGTGAATGTGTTTGGATGGGTTGTATTTGTTTTGACCAATCAATTATATTTTTTGAAGCGTGAATAAACGCTGTATTCCCCCCCATTACAATACCACTTTCTAAAGCTCTCTTGGTTTCATTTACACCATCTTCTATCTTTAATTTTAAGTATTTTACTTCATCTTCACTAGACGCACCCACTTTAATTACCGCTATACCATTCTGTAATTTAGCTATTCTTTCTTGGAATTGGTCTTTTTCCCATTTATTTGGAGTCATTTCTTCTCTGACTCGTAATGTAGTTATCCAAGTTTTTACATCTCCACCTAGAATAATAGTTGAATCCTTTGTTGATACCACTTTTTTAATCTTGCCGAGTTTTGGTTCTTGTAAGTATTCAGTCCACAATTCTGCCCCTGTAAGTGCGCATAAGTCCTCAAGGCAGAACTTCTTGTTATCTCCAATACCGGGTGTTTTAATAGCTAGGGTGTTGAATTGTCCCTTTAGTTTAGCAAACACACATACACTCAACGCTTCTCCTTCTAAATCTTCAGCAATAATCATCAAATCTTTTTTACTCTTTTTAAGTTCAGATTCCTTAATTAGTGAATCATAAATTGGTTGCAAATCTCTAAAAAAAGATAGTTTTTTATCTGTAATTAAAACAGGTATATCTTTGTATTCCGCCTCTTGCCGGTTATTGGTTATCATATAGGGCGAGATAAATCCCTTATCAAACTTCAATCCCTCGGTTATTTCACTTGTAATATCAAATGAATTAGATTCCTCAACTGTGGCTATGCCATCCCTACCTATCTTTTCCATTACTTCAGCAATAACTTTACCTAGTTTTTCACTTTCGGTTGAGATAGTAGCTATTTCTTTGAGTTTGCCTTTAACCAGTATAGACATTTTATCTAATTGTTCGTGTATATCTTTGACCGCTAACTGCATACCTTTTTTAAGTTCATTAAAATTAAAGCCCCGATTAAGTAAATCCATACCTACTTTGATAAGTTCCTGATAAAGTATTGCTGTTGCAGTTCTCCCACCACCCACATCACTGGATACTTTACGCACTAATCGTTTTACCCTTTCTGCCCCTTTGTTTTCTGTTGGGTCTTTAAGTATTATGTCTTCAGCTATTCGTCTACCATCATTGACTGTATTCCCATTGGTTAGAGACACATTTTTACCTCTTGGACCAATAGTAATTTTCATTAAATCCACCACCTTGTTTATTCCATCTATTTGTTTTTGTTTTGAAAATGATATTATTTTTGACATACTAGGCTTGTTAAAGATACTAATATATAGTCCTCCCCGTCTAGTTTAACATTTGTTCCATATTGAAAATAAACTTCATCGCCCTTCTTTAAGTCAAAGTCATAATCGTCTGTCTTTCCTTTGAAGGGGAATGCTATTTTACCGAGCTTGATAGCATCTTTATCTTGATAGCCCCAAGCATTTTCTTGGGGAATTTCTTTTAGTAAGAGTTTAAAACATTTCATAATTTAATTATATATATTATTTTAATAAATGCAAGTATTTTGACCTATTTTCTTTGAGATAATCTGGCCATTGACTTTCGTCCACTTTATATGTAAAGTCCCGACCAAGAAAGTCCCGATTATTCTCTATATTTTCTTTTAACTCATTCAGCACTCTAGGATGGGCATAATCTTCTTCAGTATAACTATCTGTTAGTTTTTTAGCAAGTCCATCTTTAAGAGAGGTAAAATGCCAACCAGCCTCAAAAATGGTATTTTTTCTTTCATCGTTATTCCGTAAGTGATTCAAGCATTCACCTTTAATATCTCCATACCTCGCTTTAATTGTTCCCCAGAACACTTCGTTAGAGCGATTATTCAGCCAATAAGTATAAACCCTCAATTTGAATTTAATAATCTTGTATATTGATGTGGTATAAAATAACGGCTCAACTATTTCGTCTGTGTCCCCAATAAAAACTATATCATCGTCTTTCAAGTGAGTTAGGCAATCTTTTATACTCTCCTTTTGCATAAACTCTCGTTTCCAATGTTCTGCTCCCTTTGTATTAGGAGAATTTTCGGCTAGTTCTTTGTATTTCAAATAGTCTTTTTCTTCTAGCCCGTGATAATAAACATTCTTAAAGTTATATTCTATAAATCGCCACGGTTTTGGTTGCCCGCTAAATGTCTTATCAAACTCCACCACAATAAATTCATCAACATAATCCTTTAAGATATTGTATCTTATTTCAAATAAATCTTTCTCCCCGTTGTATATACAAACATCAATTATCTTTGGCATAAAACATTTCTATATCCTATATACTTCATCCAGAAATCGTTATTTAATAATTCGTGAAAACACCACCTATCATTCCAATGTTCATATTGAATATAGCGACATATTTTAATAGCTTCTTTCCCCCCCAGCAAAACCTTGTAATCCCATCCCTCAGTATCTATCTTGAGAAAGTCTATACGCTTGATATTATTTTCTTGAATATACCAGTCTAATGTTTTAATTGCAAGTGTAGGATTGGTAACAGGTAAAAGAAATGACTGTGTAGTGGGGTCATAAGGCAACTCTTCAAATTTATCTCCCAAACCATAATTATTTAGGTAAACATTTTTTCTGTCGCCTACCTTTGCTTTTAAGTCCGCAAAGAACAAGGGGTTCGGCTCAAACAAGTGATAAGTCGCCTCAGGAAGAATGTTAAAGTAGTCTATGTCTGTTCTTGCCCCCACATCAAAAACAACCTTAATATCTTTAAGGGATTTAAATATCTCTAATTCTTCTGGGGGGATAGAGGATTGTTCCATAAATAAAATAAATTGCGTTCCAAAATTTGGGCGTCTCCCGGATATACATCCCACTCTAAAAACGACCTTAATTTTTCATAGAATTCTTTTGGATGTTTAAGTATGTTTTCTTTGGGTATTATGTAATTTGAGCCAGGAGCAAATAAATTATAATATCTTTCGTTCATTTTAAATATATCCATTATCTCCTTAGTGTGTTTCGCTGGATGTGAACCAAGATACCAATAATCGTTAATTTCTGCGTAAAGACCATTTTCATACCAGCATATTGGTAAATATGTTTTATGGTTCTGCGTTAGTAAGGGCGTAAAGGTTGTGTTGTCTTTTACTTTGTCAAACTCTTCCTTGGTAATGTATTTAAATAAGTTCGCCTTGCTGTATAAAGCAACATCAGGCAGGTTGTCATAGTTATCTATTATGTAGGTGAATTTATCATACAAATCACTTCCTATATTCGGTGTGGGAATGGAGTTAGAAATTTTCTCTTCGCTTCTATCATAAAGAACCACATCATCAGTATAGTCCTTTACCCAGCTTATATCATGATTGTATCTTGATAATACGAAGAGCATTATTTTAATTTTCTACCATAAGTATCCATTTTCTTATTAAAATATATTTTATATAATTCTACTAGGTTTCTTGCCAAACTTCTTCTCTACACTAGCTTGTCCTGTTCTCCGATGTTTGTTGATTAACTCTTTTATTTTCTCTTCAGAATAGTAATCATCCCCCATTGAGTCTTTTAGTCGAATCCCATGAGTTTCATACTTGTGCACAATCAATTCTTCATCTTCCAACATTTTACATAATTTACATCTCATATATAAGTAAATTGCTTATAATAATTTTGTGGAAGACACCATATGCCAGTATTTCTTCTAGCCCAAAAATGTGGGGCAATTGTGTATCCGCTATTCAATAATCTAGGTAAAATATAAAAAGAAGAATTGGCGATAATAGCGTATTTAGCAAAACGAATACTTCGCCAGTTTATACCTATATCGTGGATTATTTTATAATCAGGAAAGAACTGTTTTGCTAGAATTTCATCATCAGTATGAACCTCAAACTTCATATTTATATTCTTCCGCAACATTAAAACTTTCGCTTCTTCCCAATATTCTTTAGTGAGAAATAAATCAGGAAATACACTAAATTCTCCCCCTCTAAATCCTATTACACAAACATCATCAGGTATATTTAAAGGTTCTACTTTTAACCATTCGTCTATTTCTTTCATTCGGTGTCCAAAGTAGCGTTCGTCCTGAAATTCACCATCGATGACAGTTCCGTCTTCTATAAAATTAAATTCTGGGTCATAGCTTCGTATGTCTACACCGTTTTCTACCACTTTTTTTTCCAGCCATTCTTTTGTCGGCCATTTTTCTCCTTCGCTCCAAGCAATAGACCTTACATTTTTTATAAAATGTTCTCCTTTAAATAAAGAGAAGTTTTTCATGCTGTATCCTACTCCTTTATCCAAGGCCAAAACTCTAGTCGCTACATAACGGTGCAACTGATTGCCTAATCCACTTCCTTCGTGAAAAATACCACAAATCATATCATTAAACTTCTATATTTCTCATTGCGACCTGGCATTGTATCATGCAAGTGAAAAGCGAAAGGACTTTCCACATCTACATTCTCTGGTATATCTAATTCTCTGCCAAACCATTTGGCTACTTCAATCGGCGCGTATCTAGCCCCAAAATGTTGAAAAAGTCTGCGGTTATGGCAAGTTAAAAATCCATCTTCGTTTGTATTTCCGTAGTAAGGTCGCCATACTACTTCTAAGGCGTAAGGTAATTCTAGTAAATCTTTACTCCTTATACTTACACTATTTCCAACTCTAACTATTTCACCGTCAGGTGTCTGGTAAGAATAATCATCACTTGGTAGTGGCCACGGCGCGCCAATATAATCATAATTCAAAAATTCCGGCTCCCAACTTTCAGGATTAACCACAAAACCATCAGGATGCACTAACATACAAAACTGTGTATCTACGAAATGTCGTAATTCAAACACAATAGCGTGATTCCATTCGTCTATGGTATTGCATTGTATCTCGGTAATAAGTTTAACTGCTCCCCATTTTATACCTTTTTGACTTTGTTGAAGAGCGTTATACATGCCTTCTACATTTTTTGTCCCAAGTGCAATGAGCGTAACTTGCGGTAATTCTAGCATTTGTAATAATCCTTAAAAACTTTTATAATATAATCCAAATCACTTTTCTTTAGGCGTGGGTGTGTGGATATCCAAAATGAATGTTTTAGTATGTAATTAGCTTCGGTAAGTTTTCCGCTTATCCTAAACTTTGAATGACGGTAAGCAGGATGAAGTGTTATATTGCCAGCAAACATACTGCGAGTTTCTGTGCCGTGTTTTTCAAGATAATCTACAAGTTTACCTCTATCTCCATAACAGGTAATTGGAAAAGAAAACCAGCATACATCGGTATCCGGCAACCAATCAGGCATTAATAAATCTTCTAACCACATTAAACCATTATATAAATAGTCAAAGTTCTTTTTCCTTAATTTTTTTATCTTATTGGTTTTTCTTAACTGCACCCTCCCCATAGCCGCTTGAAGTTCTAGGATTTGGAAGTTGTAGCCTATTTTGTCGTAGACAAAACGAGGGTTGTAATCTTTCGGAAGTTCTTTTACTTTATGGGGTTCTATTGTATTTGCTTGTCGCCCCCAATCTCGGTATTGTCTAACTCGTCCTGCAATTTCTTTATCATTAGTGTAGATTCCTCCACCGACTCCCATGCTAACAATATGTGCTGCATGAAACGAAGTAATTGATACATCACCAAAAGAACCCACCTTTTTGCCTTGTATAGTAGAACCCCAACCATCACAGTTATCTTCGATGACTTTGACATTATATTTCCTAGCCACTTTCATTAGTCTTGGCATATCGCAAGGATTGCCCACTGCATGAACAGCTATCACGGCTTTTACTTTGCCTTTGCTTTTAATAATTGCTTGTTCTACTTCATCTACATCAAAGTTATATGTGCCTACTTTTGCGTCCACCACAACAGGAACGAGAGAACACTGAAGAATGATATTGTATATAGTAGGGAAAGTAACGGCCGAGATGATAACTTCGGAACCTTTAGGCAACTCCAAAGCACTAAGAGCCAAAAGCCCAGCACAGCTACCACTAGTAGTAAGTATTCCATATTTTACACCGAGGAATTTAGCGGCTTCCTGTTCCATTTTTTGGGCTTCGGAAGCAGTCTGCCAATTTCCTGTTTTACGGCTTTTGTTAATTGATTTTATAATTGCTCTGATTTCACGACTATCTATCAGAGTCCCTCCATAGCGAAGGTCACGTTTCATATATGATTTTTAGAAATCCAATTTGGGTGGTTCTGTTGCCACTCAATCGTGGACTTCAAACTATCTTCAAATGAAACTGGCGACCTCCAGCCCATCTCTTTTAATTTTGAGTCATCAAGCCCATAATGAGGGTCATGCCCCATTCTGGTTTTATGGAAGTTGACAAGTTTATATTTTAATTCCTTGCCCATAAGACGAGCAATAATTTGAGCTAATTCTAAATTATCAAGTTGTTTATCTCCCACTATATTATATCTATCGGGCTTGTCTGCTTGCGCCGGTTGGTGCATATAGACTGGTTGTTTGAGAATGAATAACAAAGCGTCTGCCGCATTTCTTGAATGAATATAAGAACGAGAACCAATGTCTCCATTTTCATTCCCATGTATAGTTATTTCTTCTCCTGCCTCTATGGCTTTTTGTATCATCACCGGAAACTTAAAAGGCTGTTGCATTTCTCCAAAGTTATTCATCGTATTAGTAATGACTACTGGCACATTAAAGGTTCGCCAATAAGCAACAGAAATCATCTCTTGGCAGGCTTTTGAAGCCGCATAGGGATTTGAGGGAACTTGTGGCGACCATTCTTTATAGCCATCTGTTTTATTCTGGGTTGGCCCATAAACTTCATCAGTTGAAAATTGAATAAATACTTCTGGCTTTGCCTCTCTAGCATATTCCAGCATATTAACCATCAGAGCCACATTGTTTTGAATAAACTCTGTTGGTTGTTGGATACTTGCTTCTACATCGGAAAGAGAAGCCAAGTTTATTATGTAATCTATCTTGCCGATTTTTTCTCTAGTAAGGAACGATATGGGAGCAGAAAGGTCATGAGTTATCATATTTAATCGCTTTAACCATTCTGGATGGTCTTCAGTTATTTCCACTATTCTATCCACTAGCCCCTTATGACGGAAACTACATATTCCCACTACTTCCCAGTTAGTGTTGTGCATAATATGAGCAAAAACATGAATTCCTATACTTCCCGCTAGCCCTGTTATTAAACACTTTTTAGGCATATTTTTCTTGCATCAAATTATGTTCTGTTAATTTTTCTTCGTCTGTTAAGATATGAGTCATTTGATGGTCTCCGATACCCATATTCACATTTACACCATCTAAAATTTTTGGCTTCCCCGAACTATTATGGAGTCTTTTATATAAATCACAATCAAGCAACCAACTCATGCGTTCATCAAATAAAGGCATATTATTCCAGTTTCTTATAGTCAGACAAGAAGGCGAACCGAGTTTATTATTTCCTGTCTCAATATCATCTGTCCATTCAGGATGAGGGTTTGTATCACATCCAGTTATAAGCCAATTTATTCTATCATCAAAATTTTCCACAATATCCTTAAGTGCGTTTGGGTGAGCAAACCAGTCATCTAAATATAGTATTTTAATCAATTCACCCTTCGCTTTCTTAATTCCAGCATTGGTGTTTTCCGCCATTTTGCCTTCTTTGGTAATAATAATCTCGTAATCTTTAAAGGTCTGTTCCATGATAGAATTGATGGTTCTCCATAAAAAGAAGGCACCGTTTTTCATATCATGAATCGGGAGAACTATTGAAATTTTTGGGTTATTTTTTTGCATTGCGTATTCGTTCCCTTAGATTTGAACTACTAAAATCATGTTCTCTACTATTATATATTATTTTAATATCTAATTCATCTCCTGTAAAACGCTTGCCTTTCCAATCTTCTCCTAAAAATCTTACATCAGGTTTTAATTCTTTTAAGAGATTTACTAAATCTTTCTCAGTATCATAAGTTAAAATTTTATCCACATACTTACAACCTTGCAGGCGTATGATTCTTTCTTCCACAGTTTCCACAGGTTTATTCTTCAAGGGTCTATCTATAGTTGGATTAGTATGCAGTCCTACAATCAAATAATCACACTGAGCTTTACATTCTTTCAACATCAAAAGATGCCCGGCATGAAGAAGGTCAAAACTTCCACAGGTATAACCTTTAATCTTTAAAGAAGTCTCTATCATTTATCCCTTTATCATCAATGTAAAGATTAGCGTGCATTTTTACACCGACCCGTAAAACATGATACTTTAATCCCCACTCTGCTAATTGATTTTTGGTAAACTCCTCCCATTCCTGGTCAGTTTGGCGCCCTCTGGCTGTTTCAATTTTGATTAAATGTCCCTCATCGTAGAGTTGATTTACTTTTTTAATTCTATCCCACATGGGAAGTGCCTTGCCATACTCTTTTAAACCTTTTGGCCCTTTTTTTATTTCACAAAGAGTTCCGTCAAGGTCAAAACAATATACTTGTAAGTCTTTTTTACTCATTAATATAATCCATTACATTAATAATTGGTTCCCAATTTGGAGTGGTATTTGGAAGCACTGATTCTCGTTGCTCTTTCCGAGATTCCTTAAAAATTACTTTTTTCCCTTTAGTTAATTGAAATAGATTGGTTTTTATTCCACTGCCACAAAAATACTCTCCTGCTTGCCATTTTTGGGCTTTGCAAAGTGCAGAAACTATGTCATTCACATGAACATAGTCTCTTATCTGAAGACCATCTCCGTAAATTACTACTTCATCTTTTCCTTTAAAAATATCAACTACACTTCTGGGAATACCAAAAATGTTAGGAAAATAAAGTATCACTGAATTTTTATGGAATCTTTTTAAGTATTCGTTACAAGCCCACTTAGAAAATCCATAAGGAGACACAGGGTCTATTGAAGCACCAGTGGAAGCAAAAATTATCTTAGCATTGGGATATTTATGCACAAGCCGGATAGTGGTAGCTAGATTTTCTATTGTCCTCACAGGGTCTTTCCAAGAGTTTTCCACCGGAGCATGAGCCGCTAAATGATAAATTACATCTACATCATTAGGAAGTTCACAAGTTAAAAGGTCTTTTCCATCTTTTGTGTCTATACCAATGTAACCATCAAAAAATTTAGCAAGTCTACTTCCTATATTGCCGAAATTTCCAGTAATTAAAATTGACATAAATCAGAGATAATATCTTTTAAACTATATTTATATTTCCAATTTGGGTAATCTTTCATAAATTTAGAGATATTATGTATATCCCATATTCTATCACCTTTTCGGTTTTCGTCAATGTAATTTACTATTGCCTTCTTGCCAGTTTCGTGTTCTATTAAATCAATAGCTTCTAAAATAGATACGCTTCTTTCTTTACCTCCTCCTATGTTATAAACTGCTCCACTTTTAGGATTTTGAATAAACTCCCAACAAGCCGAAATTAAATCGTAAGCATGAATTTGGTCTCTCACTTGTTTACCTTTATAGCCAAAAATTTTATATGTAATTCCCTCTTTAATACACTTCACTAGGTAAGACATAAAACCATGTAATTCCGCCCCTTTGTGATTTCTGCCAGTAATACAGCCACACCTAAAACAGACAGTTTTCATGCCAAAGTAGTTTCCATATTCTTGAACATAAATATCTGCGGCGGTTTTAGAACAACCAAAAAGAGAACGCTGACCTGTAAAATCTAATCCCAATTCTTCATCAAATGGTAAATCACAATGATAACGAGTCTTTTTTTCTGTCAAAAGAAAGTCTGGCCTGTGTTCCTCGTCGAAGAGTGTATCATTAATTCGCACCATATTCTCCCCATAAACTTTATCGGTTGAAATGTGAACAAACACAGCTTCAGGACAATACTTGCGGGTTGCTTCTAGTAAAATTAAAGTTCCACGAGCATTTATATCAAAATCTTCTAGGGCATGGTCTTTAGAGTAATCGTGAGAGGGTTGAGCGGCGGTGTGTATAATTGCATCAAATTTATGGTCTTTAAAGAAGTTATTTATCAACCTTTCATCTCGTATATCAATATCACTTACTCCCACATTCCAACCTTGTTGCACACTAAAAAGTTTCTCTCTTGTGTTATTATCTATGCCAATAGTCTGCCAGCCTTTCTCTAAGAAAAAACTCATTGCCTCTCCCCCGACTAATCCATTAGCCCCCGTTACTAAAATAGTTTTCATATTCGGATAAAATTATTTGGTAATGTCATTTCTTTACCTGCGACGAACCATTCTTTTGGTGCTATAACCTTTCCTCCACCAACATAAGCACACCAATAGGAAAAACTGGAGTTGGCTATAATGTGGGCTTTACAACCCGCTTGATTATTAAAATCCTCTATGTCGTCAAAACCCTTGAATAACTTGACTTTATCGCCATATTTCGCTTCTAACCAATTCATTACCCATTCTTGGTCTAATGTATCATCACTCCCACTTTGCCTATCGGCACAAAATACCAAAAATTTATCATTGGGAAATTCTGCTATCGCTCTATCGTAATAATCTGTCTGTGTTAAATCCACATAGAAAGAATTATTTTTGTAATCGCCCCTTCTAATATGTAAAGAAACATAATCGCTTTTTATTATATCTACACTTAAAATATCTACCAACTCCTGTTTATACTTGTCAAAGTATTTATGGTCTTGTAAATATATATCAGGTAGTTTACCTTCTCTGACTTGCGAATATAAATAGGCATATTGAAAAAGTCTATTACCTAACCCACCCATATAATTTCTTATCGGTTTCAAAATTAGTTCTGACTGATTATTTCTCTAAAGTAAGGAGATAATCTTTCTTCTTCAGTTCTCTTGCGAGGATGATGGAAGTGGCACAAAGTGATGCCATTGTTAGCCTCATACCTAAGTTCAGGATAATCCCTCCATGGAAGTATGTGGTGAGCTTCTAAACGACCTTTACAGTCTAAGTTTTCTATTTTACATTTCCAATTATCTCTCCTTTTGACTTTCAACATCCAAGATATGTAACCACAATCTAAATGTTTTTTATCACTTTTCTTTATCCTACTTCTATCCTCAATCCACCTAGAACTATTTTCTCCTTGTAAGTGAGGATATTCTTTACCTTTTTTAGGAGAAGATTTGCCAATTCGGGCAAGACTTATTTTTTTTCTAATTTCTTCTGAAAGTTTTTTTCCTTTATTACTTAAACTTATTTTCTTGTTTGTTTCTTCGCTATGAATATAACCATAGCTTTTATAATTATAAAAACACACAGTTGAACAATATTTTTTTCTCTCAATCACATTTTTTTCACAATAGAATTCCTTACCACACTTACATACTTTTAAAATACCTGTTTTCTTGTAGGGTCTAGGACTATTGGTAAACCATCCTCTATTTATTCCATTTTTAGGTATCCCTTTTGGCATTTGGTATTAAAAAATAGTTGGAAAATCTTTATTTATCTGAGCTTGTAATTCTTCAGCATGGTCTTTGCTGTCGGTCCACATTGATTTTTCTTTCGTGCGGTATAAAACCAAAACTTTAGGTATAGTTTTTACTATCGCACCCCTAGACAACAAGTTTATCCACAAATGCAAATCCTCCCATCCCCATATCATTTTAGGACTATATCCACCTATCTCTAAAAGTTTTTCCCTTTTGATAGCGCAAAAATATGGTAAATAATTACCTGTCTCAAAATCTTTTAAAATGATATTTTCTTTTAAAATAATCGTATCTTCTCCTTTACCAAAACACTTGAAAGAGGGGGCAATTATATCAGCGTTGGGATTTTGTTTTATGACTTCTAAAATCTTTTCAACACAATCAGGTAAAAGTATATCGTCTGCATCAAGTGGCAACACAAAATCTCCTGTTGCCCACATAATACCAGTATTGCGAGCAGATGGAAGACCTTTATTCACTTGCGAAACGACTTTAATTTGAGGTTCATAACTTTGGGCAATTTTTAAAGAATTATCCGTGCTCCCATCATCTACCACAATAACTTGGCACGGCGTAGTCTGAGTTAACGCACTTTCAATAGCATCTGGTAAATATCCTGCCTGGTTATATGAACTTATGCTGATGGTCAACATTTTAATTTTTCCCGCTTATTTCTAATTATAATCATTTTTTAAGCATCTTGGCTACGGCTTCCCCACCCTCTTTAGAAGTAGAAAACCATTTTGTTAATGTCATAAGTTTTGGTTGGTAATTACAGCCCCACAGTGGAATATAAAATTGCTCTATTAAACTATCAGGGTAAACATAGGAAGGTGTAAGAATTACATCTGGCGAATTTTCTGATAAATACTTATTCCAGGCAGATTCATCGTTCCAAATAGGAATATATGATTGAGTTAAATCAATTTCAATAATCTTTTTGGTAGTTTTCATAGCTTCTAGGTATTTATCTGATTTACCTCCTTGAAATCCTCCAGCGAAGTAAAGAGGCATAAATCTAGGCTTGCCATTTTCTTCTATCAATTTGCCGGGGCGTTTGATATATGAAGCTGAAAGCTCGTTGGGTTCATAGGGTGGCCAATATTCTTTTTTGAGAGCATACATTGGGTGCTGGGCGGCCATAATCCCCTCTTTGGGTAAAATTTCATCCCCTACCACATTTACAAACTTCATATCTACATCACAATAAAAAATATAGTCGTATTCTTTTAGTTTTTCCTCTTGCTGTAAAAAAAGATTATAGCGTAATAAAGTAGGGTAAGGCCAATCAACCGCTTCGGTGGGGAATAGAGTTATATCTTTTTTATTTCGTAAATCTATAATTGCGCTACTTATATCGTTTATAGTTTTTATAACATCAGGATTTTCCACATCCTTTCCTCGTTCTTTCCAGGCCTGTGTTATTTTATCTTTTACTCCCTCTGTCGGTATATCTGTCCAAAAGAAAAAATCAGTTTCATGACCGGGAAGAAAAAATCTTTTGGCTCCAGCCACCATTTCAGGAGCATACTGCCAATATAAAGGATTAAGGCAAATAAACACTAAAGCCACCTTAGAACTAGGAAAACCTTTTTGATTTTCAACATAATAATTTACAAAATCAGCGTCTATACTGATACGTTCAATATTGGACTCCATTCCTTTGGATATGTAGAAGTTATTTGCTAATCTTGTAAAATCACTAGGATTCATGTATTATAATTATATTCTTGGTTGAATATATCATAATAATTATTATTATATTATTCTCTTCTCCTTTCTAATTGCAACCCTTCTTTCCCATCTTCTTTTTAAAACGCACTTTCTACACATTGGCCTAGGTATATTGCTGTGCCGGATTACACTTTCTCCGCATCGGCTACAATTTAGCTTTAAGGTTATCATTTTACTTCTTAATTTTTAATAATTCTATTTCTTTAATAAGAATAGCTACTACATCCATCAATTCTCCAATAGTTGCTTCTCTGTTTATAGCTGTTGAAACTTGACCCTCTTTTCTAATATACCATTCTCTTAGATTTTTTATTTCCATAATTATTTGTTAGTTAATAAGCATCTACCATACTCTAAACATTCATTTCTATAACTCATTTGCATACCCTTACTTTGATTGAATACAATCACTTCTTCTGTGGAATTTAAGTGTAGCCAGTGGGCAATTTTATGTAAAATCTTTTTCATATTTATTTAAGATTTGTAATATATCGTCTAGGGCAGAATTATATTGTGTGTTATCTTCTATATATTTGTGATGTTGATTTATGGTGGATTGTTTATACATCTTCTCTATCTCTTTCCTCAATTCTTCTCTTGCTTTTTTTATTAAAGAAGAAACTGCCATATCTATATATGCTAACATTACCAGTGCTTTGCCTCTTTCTTTACATTGACCTTTAGGAAATTGCTCGTCAATTATATCTACGAATGTATCCCATAAAGGACTTCTTTCTTTTCCACAGGATTTATATTCTTCTTTTGCTTCTGCTTGGAGAGAGTCAAACTGGGAGAGGAAGAAGTCAAGAAAATTATCTCTTGTTGCCCAAGAATTTATTAAAAATCCCCCATTGCACTCTTCAAATGTTTTTTCAAACTTTTCTTTTATCTTATTCTTTTGTTCGTTTGAGAGAGACATAAAATTATTTACAAATTATATTAGATGATGTATTTACTAATTGGCATAGAAGTACATTTTGTTGTTGAATTTTGTGCATTTCATTAGAGATAGTAAACAATAAGAGCAGTATTATAATTAAAAGTATTGTTTTCATTCTAATAATTCCTTAAAGAAGCTGTTAATGTCCTTTCCCTCGGTTAGGTGGTCTATGAAAGAGTGCTAATTTATTCTCCATTCTGAACCCTTGGGGTGTATTATTTCTTCATTTCATTTTTCTGTTTTTCCTAATGCTTGTCAAAAAAGAGGGTATATCTTGTTCTAATTTTAGCATAGAAATCTGATTTTTGCGAGCAACTACTCGTGCCCGGTGTAAGAGTTCTTCCATTTGTTTTTCACTTCTTAACTTAAAAGGAGGCAAAGGCGGATATTTCATTTTGGGGATTATTATTTTACCTTTCATATTGCTTTATTAAAATTTGTATTGATTCGTTGTCATTTTTAAACTTCTCTGCCGAAAACTTTTTAACAAACCTATCGTCTTCAATTATTCCATTGGCTACTAAAATATCCTCTAAAATCTTTATCAAATTACTTACATCAGTTCGGTTATAATTCTTAATATAAAACTTGTAGCGTATTTCTACTTCTCCTTTAACAGTAATTTTTGGTAAAAAATATGCTATTTCTTTTTCAAAACTTTTATATTCAGGACTTCTAAATCTTCTACCACCCACCCACGCCTTATTTACCGTTAAAGGTTTTGCCTGTATATTAAAGTTAATTTGCTTGTGTTCTATATTCATCATACTTTTTATTTAATCTCTCCCGTTCTCTTTTGTAATTTATTGCTTTGGAGTATTTTTCTAATTCTTGGTCTGAAGCCCTATTTAACGCAATCCACACATTTTTTTCCTTGTTTAAATCTCCGTTTCCTTGTTGTGTATTCACATCATGATGATACTCACATAACTTTATTATACTCCACACTTCGTCTATCTGCTTGCCTGCGTAAATCAAAGTATGTTCCCAAGTTATCCGCCCTCTACATTTATCATATTCTCCACACCATACAGCCCTAGCGCATACTTGCGGTTCTTTTTCTAGTTCTGCTTTAACTTGGGGCGATATTTTTCTCAATGTAATTATCAAGACATTTAACCAATAAATCCCGACTTGCCTTATCCTCATATTCGTGGTCTAGCATAAAGTTTGCGTGTCCTTTGCAAGTTGAAGGACAATTACTAAACGCTGGTATCTTTTCGTATTGTTTTTCCATAAAATTCGGCAGTATGCCAAGTTAATTTATAATTTCACTTCTAACTTATGCCGACCTTAAACTTATAATAAGCATGACCTTTCCTGTATTCTACATCCAATATTCCTTCTTCGTGTAATTCTCTTAATCTTCTGCCGGAATTTTGGGGAGAATAGTAGCCATTTTCTTGGGCGAGCCGTTGTATATCTCCCGAAGCCACAAAGTAATCTCTCTTTTTCAGGTAATTCTCTATGCGGTTTTTAAGTGATATTTCTCTCATGTCAGTAAAGATTTTTTGCCTCATTTTCCATCAACCTTAACATTGTGTTGCTTGCGGACATTTGCTTTTCAATGGCTTTCAGTTTAAGTTTTAGAATTGTCATTCGTATTCCGTCTTCTGTTAATTCAAAACTTCGCTGACAAGCAGTGTCTGATTTATGGTTTCCTCTATTTTCTACAAAGAACTTTGCTTGTTTTTTTATCTGTTCGGCGAACTCACCAGAATATCGACTGTATTCCTCTGCCATTATCATTCTGTCTTCCGCCAACTCATGAGGATTTTTTGATAATGAGGTTTTCATTTTATTCTAACATTTTACCTGTTATCGGGTCTATATCTTCAGGATTTATATTCCAGTTATTCCACAAAAACTCGCGCCATTGTAATACTGCCCTATCTAGGCCATCTAATATCGTTTTGTCCTTGTATTCGGCAACCGCTAGAGCAACCGCACCAGACATAGTAGAAGCCACCTTAATGGAGAACTCCTTGTTATCTTGAAAGTTCCCGATACTTTTCTCTTTTCGCTCCATCGCCTCGCCTATTATCTTCTCTTTATAAGCCCCACCACCCTCGGCACGGGGTTTATTTTGAGTTTCCGATAAGAGGTTCGTGTATTGCCCTTTTTGCACTAATTGACCCCTTACAACACTTCCCTCTCTCACATTAGCAAAATCAGGAAAGTCATTGAAGATATTTACCTTGAAAACTGCCCCTGCTTCGTCTTGGACTTCTAGGGCTTTATAGGGCTTGCTATTTGAAGCCACTTTGTCTATTGAACTTAAAACTTTTATTGATTGAAACATTTTATTAAATTATTAAATTAAACTAATAATAATCTTGAAAAGAAGATACGACCCGATGAATATAACTGAATACTTAATGAGTTCGTCTTGCTTGTTTTTGACCGCCATTTGTATTTTCATTTTCTCCCATTGTTTCATTGATGTTGGTTTCATAAGTTTTTATTTTTTCTAATAATTTTTTAACTTCTTTATTAAAGTCATTTGGATGTTCGGTGTTGTAGTATTTTTCGGCAGAGTTAAAAGGATTTACTTCCTCCCATACTTCAATTTTGATATTTATTACCATTTTCGGAAAGAAGGGTCAATCCAGTCGCCTGTTTCTCCCCAGATTATGTAAGTCATAAGCCGACCAATATGATTATCCCTACCTTTTTCAACT